AACCTTCTGCTTCGTCTCTGTAGCCTTGTGCGGCATCACGAGCTGCTATAGATGATGTGGAAGCGTTAGACGCTGTAGTTGCCGCTGTTGATGCTGTAGTAGCTGAAGCAGATGCTTGGGATGCTGAAGCGGAAGCCTCAGATGCTTTTGTAGTTGCTGTAGTAGCGTACTGTTCAACACCTGTTGCGCTTGATGCTGCTTGAGATGCTGACGTTGCAGCCTGTGTAGCACTTGTAGCCGCCTCTGCTGCTTTAGTGGTAGCTGTTTGTGCCGCCTCGTTTACTTCTTCAACTAAGGCGTTACTTGTAGCATCTACAGAGCCACCAACACCACGATAAATTGACATAGGACTACTCCGTTGTTCTGGGGGGATTTAGAATGATTTATGATAGAGCCTCCGAAGAAGCTCTATGAAAATAACTCTAGGTTACGCAGGAAGTGCGATAACAACACCTGCTTCTGGACGATATACTTCTAAGCCGTATAAAGTGTCAGCAGTGTAAAGGGTTGCTAAGAACTCTTGCTTGTACTGAGTTTGTGAACGTACAGCCATTTGCTCTGCAAGTACAAACGCATCTTTGTGCATTAAGATACCTGCTTTGATTGGCAGACCTGCTTCCATTACTGGAGCGTTAGACGATACGTATACATCAATACCGTAAAGAGTACCGATTTGACCATTCTGTACAGAACGACCATCTACGAAGTCAGAAGAGTTGTAACGGTCAATACCACGAATCTCATTAACAGCAGACGGTGGAATAACTAGTACACGGTTGTCCATAGGAACATCGTTGTCATCCAACACTTGGATAAGGTCACGGAAACCTTGGTCATTGAAAGCACCAATATCACCAGTACCATCAGCGTCATAAGCCTCTGCTTTACCAGTAGTAGTGTTGAACTGATAAGTGTTGCTATGTACCCAAGAAGAACCAGTACCATCACCAAGTTTCTTACCTAAAGCAAACAAGTCATTGTCAACTTTTAAACCTAGTGCATAACCTGCATCTTCTGTGTAGAAGCGTCTTAATGAATCAAACGCTTGTACTTCTGTGATGTCTTCGATTAAACGAGAGTATTCGAAGTGACTGTCAATACGAATTTCTAACTCAGAGTTAGCAGTCTGTTGAATTGTTACTGTGTCAGCTGCGTTTTTAGCAGAAGCTACGCCACGAGTAGGCTTAGGGATGTGCATAGTGTCACCCTTCTTGCCAGTCATAGGCATCTTCTGTACTAAGTTAGCTAGGACAAGAGATTTCTTATATGCTGCAATTACCTCATCAGACCATAGTTCTGGGATAAAAGCACCTGATACCGCTTTAGTTACTGTGTTGCTTGAGCTTGGAGTTAAGTTAGCCATTTAAGTTTCCTTAATAATATTAAAAGTTATCTAACCCTACCTTCAGAATACGCTTGTCGTATTTCAGAGGCTAACGCTTGATAGCGTTGTGGGTCTTTAGTCATGAGTTCTACAATGTCTGCACGTCTGTAGATTTTCTTACGACTAGGTTCGCCTGAACCCTTTACATTACCTGTAGAGGCATTCTTGACGGACTGCTTACGTGCTGTTGTCTCTGTTTTCTTAACGTCAGCTACAATGCTTTGACGTTCTTTCCAAAGACTAAACAACTCATCAGCACTGTCATAGTCATAAGAATCCGCTTTACGCAGAAGTTCTGTACGTATCTTTGACTTACCTACCCACTCAATAAAATTGTTATCTGCTACAATATCTTTAAAGTCTGGATGATTACTCTTTAGTTGTGCAAGCGTTTGTTGCTGCGCTAATTGAGCTGCCATCTGTTGACTTTGTTTAACAGAAGGGTGGTTTTCCAACATCTTAGAAATAGCTTCTTTAGGATTCTCGAAGAAGTCTAGGTCATCAATGTCTTGCGTCTCAGTTTGTACAGGGGCTTGTTGTTGTTGTGCGACAGTTTGCGTTTTAATAAAGTCGTCAACTACTTTTCGTAACTCACCTACTTCAGAAGATTGCTTACCTAAAAGTTTTTCAGCGTTTTGGTGCATCGCAATGATGTCCTTAACTTCCTTGCCTCTATACTTATCAGGGATGTCGTCTTCTTCTACTTCCTCAACTTGAGGTTCTTCAGCTGCTACATAATCTTCATACCCACTTTTAGGAGTTTGCTCTTGTGGAGTCTCTTCTAGTGTGTCAAAGATTTCTTCGTTGTCTTCTAAACGGCTGTCTAGTTCTTGTGCCATATTGTATTTCTCCGTACCTTAACAGTATTGTGGAAAGTTAAATGTCTAAGCCTCTTGCCCAACGAGGTTAATTAGACTTCATTTGCTGATTTATAACCTTGTTCGATAAAATCTTCTAGGTTAAGCATCATGCGTATAATGGAAAGTTCACCTTGTACTTTATAAAGGTCTTTCTCATCTTTAAGATAACCTATATCGTAAGCTTCAAGTCGGTCTTGTAAGTCATCGACTAACTGTACCCACCCTGCACTTTGAAATAGGTTAAAATAATTATCGTAATATTCTTGTTCTTCTTTCGTCATGTTACCCTCCTATAGGCATGACTATATTAATGAGCCGTATTATAACATAAAATTATAAAAAAGTCAAGAAATTTATTGACTATCTAAATTGTTTGTGTTAATAGGCTGTACATTATTTTGCGGCTGTTTAGCCTGTATGTCTGCGTCTTGACGTTGTTTCTTTAATGTCAATTCAGCAAGCTTCATACGCTTCTCAAACTCTTTGTCATCCTTAGCACCTTCGTCCAAGTTAACACTGACAGCTTTAATACGTTGTGTCTCAGCATTGTACTGTTCAACCTGAGCTTCCACTTGGTATTTAGCAGCTCTTGCATTAGCTTCTGCTGCTTGTGCTTGTAACGCTGCTGCTGTTGCTTGCTCTTTAGCCATTTCAAGTTGTAACTTCTGCTGTTCAATCTGCTGTTGCATTTGCTGCATCTGCTGTTGCTCAGGAGTAACTTGTTGTGATTGTCGTATTTTTGCAATCATTTCCTCACGATTAGAGAGGTTCATGTTTTCGATAATACTTTCAATCAACATAGGATATGTAGGACTATCAGCTGGCATTGTCTGTAACAACTGTACAAGCTGTGTCACTTCATACTCACGAGCAATGATACCTAAGCTAGATGTAGGAACAAACTTAAAGTCCTGTGCAGGATAAAGCTCAGGGTTNTACTGCATATAACGCCAAGCTGTCTTCTGTACCATAGGGATTANGAACATCTCTTGGAAGTTAATCAGAGTACGCTTATGTCGTTTGATAATAGCACCAAGAGACATACTGATACCTGCTGCCGTAGCCTCACCGTTAACACCACCTGATACACCTGTACTATCTACAGCACCAGTAGCTTGTTGTACCATCTGTTCAAGCTGTCCTGCTTGTGCAAACGTAACCTGTCCTACATTACCAAAGTTAAATGGCTGTAACACTTCAGCAGGATTACCATTAGTTAAGAACACCTTACCTGCCTTCACTTCTGGTTTCATACCTCTAGGAAGCCTTGAGGCATCCACAGCGAGCATTGGATGGATAGTTAGTGCTAGGGCATCAATACGTGCTCTAAGTTCTGTGTCGAGTGCTTTCTGGCTGTTATAGCCCTTCTCACAAACACCACGTCCCCAGAAACGATTAGGAACAACATCCCAAGGGAATGCTACGATAGGACGGTCTTGCATCATGTAAGGGTTTTCTTCAACCTTCATCAAGACACCATTAGCAATAATGACGATGGCTTCCACGTATTCGCTTTTAGCTTCTTCTTCATTCAGAGGTATAACCTCTTCATCTTCATCAGCCATAGCATTTTCTAACATATAACGTGGTACTAAACCATAGTACTTTGTCAATCGTACTTTATCTTCAGGATGGTGCAGTAGTTCTTTATCAGCCTCTAAACTAATGTCAGTGTGTGCAATACCAATATCTTCGTTACGGTAGATGCCTTGTTCCTGCAACATAGTTACTTGATGCGTAGAAACAAACTGGTCTACAGCTACACCTAGAGCATCATCTACAGATGTAGCTACAGGGTCAATAAGAAAGTTCTGTGGTAGTACAGGGTTTAGCTTAACAACGAAACGGTCTTGAAGCTCAACACCTACAGCTTGCATAGCACCTTCCATGATAGGTTGCGTAGCAGGGCGCATCTCTTTCACTTCTTCTAAGACAAGCTCACCAATACCAGTACCATAAATAGCAGAGTTAAGAATACACTCTGCAACACCCTTACGTGTTTTGGTGAAGTGGAAATCTTCTTGTAATTGATTACGGATTTGCTGAATGTCCATAGGGTTTTGGTCTGCTCCATCATCTTTGATGTCAAACCATTTACCTCTACCGAAAGTTGCCTCTTCCACTTCTGCAACACTAGACTCAACAGCTTGCTGTAAAGCAGGAGCAATAAGCCTAGAACGCTCACTCTCACGCATAGTATCCGAGCCATCCCAAATACCACGCCATAGACGGAAGTACTCTTCGTGTTTGTCTTCGTAGTTTGATTCATAATGCTCTCGCCATTCCTCACACTTATCTAACACCCAACTCTCTAGTGTTTGTTCTTGTTTAAAATCGCTATAATCTGCCATGTTTAATACCCTGCCATTATGTCAAGAGGTTCAAATTCCTCTTCAAAATCTAAT